GATTTGATTTTGGAGATCCTGGATTCTTGCTTTGGAGCGGAAGTGCACTACCCGGACAGAACACTAAAGGGGGAGTACCATATAGCGGCGTAGGTTTAGAATTATATGCAAATAATGATAACTATTTTAGATATGCAACACAACCATCTGAATTAGACATACGAACAGAAAGATTTTTTGTTGGCGATATTGACTCTGCATTTATCAGCGGTAGTGATGGAAATATTGAAATATCATCAAGTGGGTTTCATTTAAATGCAGCAGGTGATGTTACTGCTTCTAGTTTTGTCGCAGTACAAGGTAGTGATATATTATTTGATAGTAACAATGAATATATTGATGGAAATAATGTCGGCCGGGTAATATATTTCGATCGAAATGAATTTGTACACACTGGAACTAATATACAAACTATTCCAGTAACATCGTCAATATTTGAAACATTTTTATTACCAGGAGAAACTAGCATACAGACGTCATTTACCGTTCAATTCGACCGAGCAGTTACAAATACGTTCACTACTATACAAAGTCGATGGTTTATTCAATCTGCCAGTAATATAGACGGCGCGACCAGTATAGATGCATATGATAATTGGAGCACAGCTGAAGATATTACTGGAACTCTCACCCCCGGCGGGTATAGGTCTATCATGAATTTCAGTCCAGTCCCAGGACCTGATATCAGAGGTACATCTAGAAATTTTAATTTAGATGACTCCAATATTGCTAAATATGCTGGTAAATATTGTAGGATATATATGATTACTAGAAGATCTTCATTCGGTAATCCTGGTGATATATTACGCATGAAAAATTTCGTATATAGATCAGCTCGATTAGTCGGGGCATCTACTGAACCAGTATTTGTGCCGGCACTTAATAAATAAATTTATAGATAATAATAATTATTATATTTAATAATAATATATATTTATAATAAAAATATCATATGAATAATATAACTGTTTTATTTCCCGGAGGGTTTAAACCTATCACTGGAGCACATATGCATTTAGCTAATGAATGTGCCAATCATCCATCAGTGAGTAAAGTAATAATGTTAATAGGTCCAAAATCTAGAGCCGGAGTAACCAGAGAAAATAGTATAGATATTTTTCGTCTATTAAACAATAATCCTAAAATAGAAATACAAGAAACTCCATATCCAAGTCCGATACTTGCTGCATATGAATACTTATTTGCACTACCGCCAGATACACAAACATCATATGCATTGGCTGCAGCTAATAAAGACAATGATTATGTTCGTGTAAAAGGATTTATTAGCAACGTAGAAAAATACAAGTTGGTTGGAGATAAAAAAGGAAGAAAAATACCACATGGAGTAAACGCAGAAGAAATCAATGTTGCAACAGATCCATTAACAACGACATCTGGACAACTAATATCTGCTACTGTTACGCGAAATGCAATTGAAGCTGGCGATTATGATATATTCAAACAACAATATCCCCAATATTCAGATGCATTAATAAAAAATATTTGGCAAATTTTTAAACCCACTAATGAATCATTATTTTCTACTAACTGGTGGAAAACACAATTACATGAAGATGTCGATGAAATAATGTCTGGCGGGTACCCAACTAAAAAACAAACAAAAAAACATTCTAAAAAAATTAATAAATTAAGAGGATTTCTAAATAAAAATAACAATAAGGAATTTGTATATGATTTTGACAAATTTAACAAAACAGTGTTTGGTGTTCCTTTAAATGAAGGAGGGTTAGGCGGACATATGAATCATCCATATGATCGGTATGATTTAACGTTTAATGACATTAAAGAAATAATATCTCGAGGCTTAACTGGACGATTAGATATAGAGCAATCAGTTACAGAAAAAACAGACGGTCAAAATATATATGTAACATATAAAGATGGACAAGTAAAATTTGCTAGGGGTAAAACAGAACGAAAAACACCATTATCCGTACGGGAATTAACAGAAAAATTCGCAGGACGGGGTGCAATATCAGATGCATTCCGAGAAGCTGGTAATGATTTAAATTCTGCTTTATCTAAATTAGAACCACCCCGTTTAAATAAAATTTTTAAGAATGGACGAGTTTTTGCAAATATGGAAATTATATATCCTAAAACTAGAAATGTTATTTCATATGAAACGGCGGTTCTTCAATTTCATAACTTAACTGAATATGATGAATCTGGAAATGAAATAATGACTGATATGCCAGGCGGGGCATTACTTCAAAAAGCAATACAAGATGCAAATGCACATTTACAAAAAACATTTCAAATTATTCCTCCGCGAGAATTAAAATTAGGCCAAGTAGATAATTTTGAAGATTATCAAGATGCATTATTTAATGAAGTCGACCAACTCAGAAATCGTTACGGGTTAGCAGAAACTGATTTAGTATTGGAATATCACAAAGAATGGTGGAAAGAATTAATCAAAACTAAAGCACGTGAATTAGGATATGATATTCCGGACCAAGTTCTATCTATATTAATTAAACGATGGTCGATTAATGATAAATCATTGAATAAAACTGCATTGAAAAAAATGATTGATAATGAACAATTTTTAAATTGGTTTACTCAAACTGATGATAAATCTAATCTAAAAAAAATTCAATATGAAAATATACAACCATTTGAAAGTATATTTTTAAAATTAGGAGCATTGATATTACAGAATGTAAGCGATTTCCTCGCAGTTAATCCAACCAAAGCAGTTCAGCAAATTAGGAAAGACTTAGCAGATTCAATTCGAATATTAAAATCAAGTAATGATATTAAAAATTTACAATTACTTCGCAAACATTTAGCTCGTATACAATCGATTGGTGGTTTTGATAAAATCGTGCCTTTAGAAGGAATAGTATTCACGTATGGGGGTAATACATACAAATTAACCGGGAGTTTTGCACCCATTAATCAATTGATAGGAGCCCTAAAGTATAGTAGATAATATTTATATATAAAATAAAGAAAATCCATGGCTGAAAAACATAAAAGTAAATATAAATCACCTAAAGATTTAGAAAAATCGCATAAACCAGAAATTCGTAAAAATATAAAAGATTACACAGGTGAAGATGTGCCTAATATGGTGCCTGGTGGCAGAAAAGGAGTTGTACCAAATGTTCCTAGAAAATATGCTACTGATGTAATTGACAATGTAGAAAATATGGTTCCGGATATCAAGGACCGATTATATAAAAAAGTTGAAGAAGGGGAATATTCAGCAGAAAACGCTCAAAAAGTTTTCGAAAAATTACAAATTGAAGACACAGATGGGTTTCTAGAAAAATTAGAACGAATTGACCATGGCGCAATTACTAATTCAATGACCCAACCTGAAAAAGAAGAAAAATTACAAGAGAGGGTAAATCGTTTATCTGCAGAGAATAAAGAACGATTAATTAGAGAATATGTTCGAAGAAAAATCGATATAATGATTCTCGAACAAGAAGAAACCCCAGAAGAAGAAACCCCAGAACCAACTCCGGAACCGGAAGCAACTCCAGAACCAACTCCGGAACCAGAACCAACTCCAGAACCAGAACAAGATGCACCTAAAGAACAAGGCCCAGCAGCTTCATTTCAACAATTTGTAATAAATAAACTAAAAAATTCAAAAAATCCTACTAGCGCAGCTACATCAATTTTCCTGAATATGTTACAAACTACATTAACAAAAGTAGAAGCAGAAACTGGAGCTGAAAGTGATAAACAGTCAATGAAAACTGACATAATAACATGGATGCAAAATAACGGCATTCTATAAAATATATTTAATGGCAAAAAAGAACAAGTTACAAAATATTAAAGCCGTTCAACAAATGATTGACGGCACTCATAAGTTTCAAACTAAAAAAAGCATAGGATTTTCTGATGCTACATCCACAGCAAAAAAATCAGAATATCATGAAATTGGGGACATTTGGGAAGAAATAGATCCAATTACTGGAAATGTTACTATAATAGAGCAACGAGACGGGTTTCGAATTAAAAAAACAAAGAATTCTGATACATTACAGAATGTACGAGATTATATTCGATCATTTCCTAATTGTAGGAAAGAAAAATGTACATGTATAAACCCACATCCTATAGATGAAACAATGCGTAAATCAAATGGAATGTGTTTTGATTGTACTATTGAAATGGAACATGAGTTAAAAAAGCAAGGTAAATTTCATGAATATGCAAAAGATAAAATTAGAGCAAATGCATTAGCATGGTTACGAGATGCAGAGCAAGATGTAGAAATGTTAAAGAAAGTATATACCCAAGCTAATAAAGTAGTTGTTAATTCAGACGGGTTAACAGAAAATATACAAGCACAGATGACACCTGAGGAATTTGAAGAGAAAATTGAAAATGGGTTTAAAGAATACAAAAAGAAATTTATGGACGAATTGGATAAACGAACGAAACATAATGAATAAAATTAAAAAATATTGGAAATATATAATACTTAGTATTACCTCATTTTTTGGAATATTTACTATATTTTTAAAATTATTTTCTAATACAAAATTATCAAAAACCAAACAACAATTAGATGATAATACTAGTAAAATACAAATTATAAAAGGTAAAACTGAATTTATTAACACCGAAAAAACAAAAATAAAATCAAAAATTATACATACTAAACAAAAAATAACAAATTTAATTAAAAATAAAAAAAATATACCTACGAAAAAAAATAAAACAGTTAAAGAAAGTAAATACAATATAATTAAAAAAATCAATAAATGAAATATATTTTAATTATAACAACATTTATATTACATTTAAATGTATTAAGTCAATATTCAGACACCTGCTTTACAGAAAAAGAAATACATTTAATATCAGAAACATTAGATTCATTATATTATATTGATTCCGTTAACAATGAAATAATAAATACACAGCAACAAGTTATAAAGGATCAAGATCATATTATTTATTATGATTCGATACAACAAGTATATTATCAACAACAAATTGATTTATTAAAAAATAATATTGATATATACATTGATCGAGAAAAATTATTACAAAAAAAGTGGTATCAAAAACCAATATTTTGGTTCGCTGGGGGCATTACAACTACATTATTAACAGGCAAAATGATATCAATTATTATACAATAAACTTTATATAAAATAATCATATGGATAAAAAAGATTTAAAATCTATAATACGCGATCAATATATTAAATGTTCTGCAGATCCAATATTTTTCATGCGTAATTATTGTTATATTCAACATCCTAAAAGAGGAAAGATTAAATTTAATTTATATGATTTTCAAGAAAATTCATTGGATGACTTAAAAAATAATCGTTACAATGTAATATTAAAATCTAGGCAATTAGGTATATCTACGTTATCGGCTGGGTTTGCTTTATGGAATATGTTGTTTAATGAAGATTTTAATGTTTTAGTTATAGCAACAACACAAGAAGTTGCAAAAAATTTAGTTACTAAAGTAAGAGTAATGCATGACAATTTACCTAGTTGGTTAAAAGGTACTATTGAAGCTGATAATAAACTTTCATTAAAATTTAAAAATGGATCGCAAATCAAAGCAATTTCTTCATCTAATACAGGAGCCCGATCGGAAGCATTATCATTGTTAATTGTCGATGAAGCTGCATTTATTAGAAATATTGAAGAAATATGGATAGCATCCCAAGCAACATTGTCAACTGGTGGTGGCGCTATTGTATTGTCAACTCCAAATGGTATTGGTAATTGGTTTCACCAGACGTGGGTTGATGGCCAAACAAATCCTAAAACACAATGGAATAATATTAAATTACATTGGACTGTACATCCAGAACGAGATCAGGCCTGGAGAGATGCACAGACACAGTTATTAGGAGAAAAAGGCGCAGCTCAAGAATGTGATTGTGACTTCATATCATCCGGACACACAGTTGTAGATGGATCTATATTACAACGATATGAAGAAAAATGTGAGGATCCTATAGAAAGACGAGGTTATGACAATGCATATTGGATATGGGAATATCCAGATTATTCTAGAAATTATGTAGTAGTAGCAGACGTTGCAAGGGGCGATGGAGCTGACTGGTCAACATTCCATGTGATTGATATACAGAATATAGCACAAGTAGCAGAATATAAAGGAAAAATACCTCCTAAAGATTTTGGAAATATGTTATATAGTGTTGCTACTGAATGGAATAATGCATTGCTAGCAGTAGAAAATGCAAATATCGGATGGGCTGCAATTCAACCATTATTAGATAAAGGATATGAAAATTTATTTTATACATATAAAGATGATGGCTATGTAGATTTAGACGTACAACTCACAAAAGGATATGACGTCAAAGACAAAACACAGATGGTACCGGGGGTTTCGACGACATCAAAAACAAGACCATTAATGATTTCGGCGTTGGAAATGTATATGCGCGAAGGAACTCCTATTATTCGAAGTAAACGGCTTATACAAGAATTATTTGTATTTATTTGGTTAAATGGAAAAGCCCAAGCTCAATCAGGATATAATGATGACCTTGTAATGGCATATGCTATTGGATTGTGGTTACGAGATACTTCATTAAAACTAAGGCAACATGGTATCGAACTTCATAAAAAGTCATTATCGCACTTTACTAAAACCAGCGGAGTAATTTCTACAAATAATCGACAAAATACAGATACGGGGTGGAATTGGAATACTGGGTATGGCGATGAGGATTTAACGTGGTTAATTTGATATTTAACTGATGATATTTTGTATGTTATATTTATATATAAATAAATAGAATATGGCTACATTAAGAAGAAGATTACGTAATTTATTTCAAACAAATGTTGTTGTTAGAGCCTATGGCAAAAACAAATTACGAGTAATTGACACAAATAAATTACAGTCATCTGGTAATTTAGCACAAAGCAAAATTGCTGATAGATATACAAGAATGCATGGGACGAACCGCCACTCCGTAGGAGGAATGGGTGGATATGATTCAAATTATTACATGCACCAGAATCGAATGCAGTTATATACTGATTTCGAAATGATGGATAAAGATCCGATAATTAGCTCGGCATTAGATATATATGCTGATGAATCTACATTAGCCAATCAATTCGGCGAGATTTTAACTATTAAAACTGAAGATACTCGAATTCATAAGATACTTAATAATTTATTTTATGATATATTAAATATAGAATTTAATTTATGGCCGTGGATTCGTAATATGTGTAAATATGGAGATTTCTTTTTAAAATTGGATATCGCAGACGAGCTTGGCATTGTTAATGCGCGACCATTTTCTAGTTACGAAATGGAGAGATGGGAAGAATTCCGAGAAGATACAGGAGAATATGAAATTGAATTTCATCATGTATCAAATCCAGAAGAAAAATACGACGTTTTTGAAATTGCTCATTTTAGATTAATTTCAGATTCAAATTTTCTGCCATATGGTAGATCTATGTTAGAAGGAGCTAGAACAGAATTCCAAAAATTAACTATGTTAGAAGATGCAATGCTTATTCATCGAGTAATGCGAGCTCCAGAAAAACGAATATTTAAAGTTGACATTGGTAATATTCCACCAAATGAAGTTGATTCATTTATGGAACAAATGATTAACAAAATGAAAAAAGTTCCACATGTTGATCAAAAAACCGGTAATTATAATTTAAAATTTAATCTTAACAACATGTTAGAAGATTTCTTTTTACCAGTTCGTGGAGGAAATTCTTCTACCGAAATTGCTACATTGCCAGGCATGGAATTTACTGGAATTGACGATATTGAATATGTTAAACATAAAATGATGGCTGCATTAAAAGTACCTAAGCCATTCCTAGGATATGATGAGGGTGTAGAAGGAAAATCTACATTGGCATCAATGGATATTAGATTTGCTAGAACCATCGAACGAATTCAAAAAATTATTCAATCAGAATTATCAAAAATAGCAATAGTTCATTTATATACACAAGGATATGAAAATGAAGATTTAATTAATTTTGAATTGGAATTAACAGCTCCATCAATTATATATGATCAACAAAAAGTTGCATTAATGAATGAAAAAATTCAACTTGCAACTTCAATGAAAGATAGTAAACTAGTGTCAGATCGTTATATATATGAATATATATTTAATATGTCAGAAGAACAATGGTTGCAAGAGCGCAATGATGTAGTTGAAGATTTAAAACTAAGATTTAGACAGAATCAAATCGAACAAGAAGGAAATGATCCTACATTAACAGGCGTATCATATGGAACTCCACATGATTTAGCTTCGATGCATATGTCATCAGATAGCGATGATAAAGGCGGAAGACCACCCGAAGGACCTAAATCTGGAACACATAAAAACGCATTCGGATGGGATCCACTAGGCATTAAACAAATCAAACAACATGTAGATTCAAAAAATCAAAAAACTACATTTCAGCCTGATTCTAGAGGAAGTAGACGAGCTAGTGTCAGTTCTCCATATAATATGCGCAAAGAAAATATTGATGTATTAAAAAAGATTAATAATAAAAAAATAGCAAATCAAATGTTGTATGAGACAACTAAACAAGATAAAGATCACGGCACATTGTTAGATGAAACTAATATTTTATAACTGTATTGATATTTATAAATAAATAAATCTAGAACTGAATACTAGAAATGAAAAAAATTAAACATTCGAAGTACAAAAACACCGGAATTTTATTTGAAATGTTAGTTAGAAAACTAACATCAGAAACATTAACTTCAGATAAAACGATTGCATTAGATATAATTAAAAAATATTTCGGTAAGAATACAGAATTAGCTAAAGAATTACAATTATACAATTCTCTAATTAAAGAGCAACAAAAATCAGAAGCTCGCGTTTTAGATTATATTGTAGAAGCTCAAAAAGCATACCGTAAATTAAATCAAAGTGTATTGCGTAGACAAAAGTATAATCTCGTAAAAGAAATTAAAGAAAATTTTTCATTTGATTCCTTAGCTAATTCTCGTATACCTAATTATAAAGTATTAGCTTCAACATATATATTATTTGAATATGCAGAACATGCATCTATTAAACAACTATCACAATGTAAAAATGTAATATTAGAACATGTATTAAAAGACTCTACAAAAAAATCATCTGTTGATAATTTATATGAAGAATTCAAAACACAATCTAATGATACGAGGCTATTAACATATAAATTACTTGTAGATAAATTTAATACGAAATATACTAACTTATCAGAAGCTCAGAAAAATCTATTAAACCAATATATTACTCATGTTAATGATACCAATTCATTGAAGTCATATATTAAAACGGAAATACCAAAAATTAAACGACAATTAAAAGAACATGTTTTACAAACAAAAGATGATGTTGTTCGCATAAAAATAGAAAATTTAGCAGAAATGCTTTGCAACGTAGAAAATATGAAAGTTATAAAAGAGTCTCATATATTATCACTTTTACGATATTATGACCTTGTCGACGAATTAAACCAAGTTCACCAATGAAATATTTAATTGCAGAAATGAAACGAAAATTTGAAAATATAAATAATATTAATGAATCTAGAAAGCCTGATTTTTTAGACTTTGATAACGATGGCGATATAGAAGAGCCAATGGTAAACGCGTTAGATGACAAAAAAGAAGCAGCATGGAAGAAATTCCAAAAAGATAACCATGTGACTAGTAAAACTATTAAAGTTGCTCGCAGAGATTTTGAAGAAGAATATGCAAAAACCAAATCTATTGATAGTGATATAGATGAACAGTCGGTTACCGGAGGAATTGCCGGATACCAAACGCCACATGCATTTTCCAACAGAAAAAAACCTAAAAATAAAATGAAATACCCAGGCGTTGCTGAAGCAATGGAATTAAAATACGAACAACTTATCGAAGGATATCGTACCTATTCAACATCTAATCCTAAAATAACACCCGAACAAAAAGTTAATAATACTATAATAGATGTTTCGAAAAAATTACGCGAAATTGAAGAAGCTGTACGTAACGCAAGTAGATTAAAAGAAGAAAGCGGCATAACACGGGAAGGTTATAAAAAACGTACGAATACTGCACTAAATACGATATCAGAAAGATTAAATACTATAGCAGAACGAGTTAGAAATTTAATGCAATAACATCATGACAAAACAACTTATACAAGATTTTATACCATTTACGCCATTAAATATATTAAATGAATCATCTGCTAATATATATGGTGTTGATGGGTCATTTATAGTTGAAGGCATTCTTCAGCGAGCTGGAGCTAAAAACCAAAATGGTCGTGTATATCCAAAACATATACTAGAGCGAGAATGTAAACGGTATGAAAAAGAATTTATACATCAGCACAGAGCTTTAGGAGAATTAGATCATCCAGAATCACAAGTTGTTAATTTAAATAATGTATCACATAACATTTTAAAAATTTGGTGGAAAGGCGACGATTTATGTGGAGCTTTACAAGTTTTAGATACGCCATCTGGTAAAATATTAAAATCATTATTTAAAGAAGGAATACGTTTAGGAATATCATCTCGAGGGTTAGGTAGTGTTAAAGAACTTCGCAATGAAAATATAATGGAAGTTCAGCCAGATTTTGAATTAATTTGTTGGGATGTAGTATCAAATCCATCAACCCACGGGGCTTTTATAGCACCAAAAAATGAAAAACAATATCAATTCGAATCAGCTGGTCATCAACATCAACCAAGTCAATATCATCATGTGCATGAAATAATTACTTCTATTTTATGTGAAGATGGAAAGTGTAGAATATAAATATAATAAAAGAAACAATATGAATAGCAACTTAGACTATGTACGATCAATATATAAAGAACAAAAAGGCGATTTTAAAAAACAATATGAATCCAAAGAACAACATATTCCGGTAACTACAGAAGAAAAACGTCGGTTCATGGAAATGGTTATGCGTATGGAAGAATACGGACAACAAATGTTTGGTGAAGGTAGAAAAATGTCTGAGCAGTGTTCGAATTTGCGTGAAATGGTTGAAATGGCACAACGCATAACAACGGAGTTAACTGAGTCAGATGAAATGCAATTTGAAAAAGTTTCATTAAAACGAGAATTGAAACGAGTAGAAGATGATTTAAAACTCATGGAAAAAAGTTGTAATGAAGCGGATATGTTGGTAGAACGAGCTATGAGAGCATATGAAAATATGAGTTATGGTATGAATCGATTATTTGGTAAATAATTAGGATATTTATATTAAGTTTTAATATATAGAAGAAACGAATATGAACAAGAAACGAAATACATATAAGGAATTTTTTGGATTAACGGAACAGAATAATTCAAAAATACCAAAACCAGAAGACATTGAACAAACAACACAAGCTATAAAAGATTTAGGGGATGCAATGAGCGATGCCGGTCTAACTGAAGCTGAATTAGAAGAAGCAGATCTCATCAACAACATTACAGACTACAACGGCGGAGTTCAATACATGCTTCGTGATGCGGCTATGGCAGAAAATGTAGCAAAAGAAATCAAACAATTTGCAGCTAAGAAAAAAATATATCCAGTTAAACACGTAAAATCAAAAAGTGGTAAAGCTGGATATTTTTATTTTCGATTAGGCGAAGATACGGCAAAGGAATCTCAACAACTACAAGGTTATTTTTCACAGAAGCCAGAAATAAAATATTTTCGTTTCAAAGTAATGCAAGAGGAACAACCACAAAAAAATAGAAACATATAAACGAGTTACATGAATAAAAAACAGAAATTACATCAAACTATAGTGCCAGGAAATGTATTAGGTGTCCGGGTTGTTGATCGGGATATTGAATATGCGTTAAAACAATTTAAGCGACGAGTAAAAAAATCAGGAATATTGCAAAAAACATATGATCGAAAAGAATTTATTAAACCTAGTGTTATTAAACGAGCAGAAAAATCAAAGGCAGCATTCATACAACAGATTCGAAGCCGGGAGCAATAAATTACACATTAACTAATCATCTATATTGGCCCTAACAGAAAAAGTTAGGGCTTTTTATTGTTTTTTTTTGTGCTATATTTATATTAGAATATTTGTTTAATTGAATAAAAATGCTTAAATTTAAGAATAATAATAATTTAAAAACATAATACGAATGAAAAAGAACATTTTAGTAGAAAACATGAAGCGTTTCAACACGAAGAATCTAAATGAAAACATCGAAACAAATTCAGATTTTATAGAAACAGTAGAGACCATCATGGTAACATCTTTAAAAGGTGAAAACATGACTGATATGATTCTTGCTGAATTAGGTGACTTTTATAATGATGTTACTGCCAGTAATAATAACGAATTAAAACAATTGTATAAAAACCTTAGAATGACTGCAGATGAATCACCTAAAATTCAATCTGCTGCAGCTATTAAACTATTTAATTATTTACATACTAAAAAATATATTAAAAAGTCTCCTGAAGAAATGGCAATGAAGGAACTTATAGCTAGAATTGAAGAATTAGAGAAAGGAAAATTTTCAAATGAAAATGCTAGAGAATTAAAAGATTTAAGAGCAGAATTAAGTTATAGACAAAATTTTAAAAACTAAAATGACCGATTATGGGCCCATAAGAGTTCCTAATGAGTCATAAAATAATAGAAACTATGACATTTAACATTTAAAAAATCTATTAGAATTGAGCCTTAGCAGAAAAAGTTAGGGCTTTTTTACTGTTTTTTTGTTCAGTGCCATATTTATTATTAGAATACGCTATTCACCCCTATATAGCGTCTAGAAACAATTATAAAATATTCTATTAAGATTTCAAATAATCTTATTTCCACAAAAAAAAATTTAAGGAGAAACAAATTATGGCAAAAACAGATTTGCTGAAAGAAGCAATTGCCGATGCTAAAGCAGTTAAAGAAACTGCAATTGCTAATGCTAAAATTGCGTTAGAAGAAGCATTCGGATCACGTTTAGAAAGTATGCTCGGTGCAAAACTATCTGAACAACTCGATGATGAAGAAGCTGAATTAGAAATGGCAGCTGATGAAGAAGATGTAGCAACAGAACCAGAAATGGATCTAGATGAACCAGACATGGAAATGGATGATTCGGAAATGGACGACCCTACTGCAGTTAGAGTAGGCGTAGATTTAGACATGGATGGATCATATGACATCGAAGGTGAGCTAGGCGGTAATAATGAAATGGACATGGATGAACCAGACATGGAAATGAATGATTCGGAAATGGATATGGATGAACCAGACATGGAAATGGATGATTCGGAAATGGATACGGAATTAGACGCAGAGCTTGACGAAATTATTAAAGAGTTAGAAGAAGGTATGTATGAAGAAGAAGATGTTGAAGAACAAGTACGAGATTCAGCAGGAGACGACGGCGATGGTATGATAGAAGAAGATATCGATGCAATTATCGAATCAATTTTATCTGAAGAAGAAGTTGAAATGGATGACGAAATGGATGACGAAATGGATGAAGGTTCATATAAAATGAAAGAAGAACTAGACGAAGCATATTCAGTTATCAAACAACTACAATACACTATCAATGAAGTTAATCTTTTAAATGCAAAACTTCTATTTACTAATAAATTATTCCGTAACTTCGAATTGAATGAATCACAAAAAATGAAAGTGATTGAAAATTTTGACAGAGCTGCTAGCACTCGAGAAGTTAAATTAGTATTTAGCACATTGAGCGAAAGTTTTAAACGACCTACTAAATCTAAAAAACGAATAGTTAAAGAAGGTTATGCTTCAAAACCTGTTACAAGCACAGCACCTAAAAAAGAAATTATTTCTGAAAGTGTTGAGTTTGCAAATCGTTGGAAAAAATTAGCAGGGTTAATTTAAATTATTAAACAATAAAAAAGAAAACAAAAAAATGAATGTAAACAGTCTTTTAGAGGCAAAAGCTCCAAATCAAACAATTGCAGCAAAACCTCTAGTACAAAAATGGCAAAGAACGGGTCTATTAGAAGGACTTCGTAATGAAACCGAACAAGCCGGAATGGCTCAGTTGCTTGAAAATCAAGCAAGACAATTAGTAAAAGAAGCTTCACAAACTGGCACTGCAGAAGGATCTGAAGAATGGGCTGGTGTAGCACTTCCATTGGTAAGAAGAATTTTTGCTGAATTTGCTGCAAAAGAATTTGTATCAGTACAGCCAATGAATTTACCATCTGGTCTAGTATTTTACTTAGATTTCAAATACGGCACAAATCGCCCAGGATTTGATGATGATAACACCGATCCGGTATCAGCAAATGGACACCCATTTGGAAACGCAGAATCATCTGATTCTTTATTTGGTATTACTAATACATCAGATGACCCATCTGGCGGACTTTATGGAGCAGGTCGTTTTGGATATTCTATCAAGAATGTATCAGGTTCCGCTACTACAATATCAGCAGGAGCATCTACTGGTTCTGGTGCTACAGCAGAAGCTGTACCATCTGCATCAGTTAACTTCGACAGTGCATATACAGTAAATAGTAGCGATTGGTTCGTATTAACAACACCAGTACCAACAGATGCCGATTTATATGCAGCTCGTTCGTTTACACTGATTTCTGGATCAACGGAAATCATTCCAGAACAAGCATTTACAAGTATTACTAGTAATTATACTGCTTCATTTGTAGTAACAGCATCATTAGCTGGTGACATACAAACGGCTATTGATAATAATGAGTTGAATGTTAACTATAGCAAACAACCAGATGACATAACACGTGGTGACTTTGAAGACGCAGATCCATTCAAAGGATCTAGTGCCGGAACTGGTATTAATGACGGAACTGATATTGATATTCCGGAATTAAATCTTGAAATGCAGTCAGAGCCAATTGTTGCTAAGACACGTAAGTTAAAAGCTGTTTGGACTCCTGAGTTCGCACAAGACCTTAACGCTTACCACAGCATCGATGCAGAAGCGGAATTAACTTCAATGCTTTCTGAATACGTGTCAATGGAAATTGACTTGGAAATTCTTGATATGTTAATTTCAGCTGCTCCAACTACTGAATATTGGTCAGCAGTAAACAATGAAGTATGGAATGGTACCGGGTTTACTAGAAATGGTGTTAGTGATAATACCGGTTTCTATAACACTCAAGGCGGATGGTTCCAAACTTTAGGAACTAAACTGCAAAAAGTGTCAAATAAAATTCACCAAAAGACGTTAAGAGGTGGAGCAAATTTCCTTGTTACAAGTCCAGCAGTTGCAACTATTCTTGAGTCTATCCCAGGATTTGCTGCAGACACAGACGGAAGCAAAATGGAATTTGCTGCAGGTGTTCAAAAAATTGGTGCGATTAATAATCGTTACACAGTTTACAAGAACCCATACATGAAAGAGAACATCATCCTTATGGGATTCCGTGGAGCACAGTTCCTTGAAACGGGAGCAGTATTCTCTCCATATGTTCCATTGATCATGACTCCATTAGTGTACGATCCAGTTAACTTTACTCCACGTAAAGGTGTAATGACTCGTTACGCTAAGAAGGTAGTTAGACCGGAATTTTATGGGAAGGTATATGTTAAAGGTTTAGAGACTCTTTAATATAAACTCATATGAAATTTAAAAAGTGTCGGCGAAAGTCGACACTTTTTTTTTTGTGTTTAATTGTAATTTTACCATAAAATACTTATATTTATATTAAAGAAATAAGTTTTATGGTAATATATGAAACAATAAATAAAATAAACGGAAAGCGTTATATTGGTAAAGATAAACATAATGATCCTAAATATCTCGGCTCTGGTAAAATACTCAATCAAGCTATCAAAAAGTACGGCAAGGAAAATTTTATAAAAACAATACTCGAATATTGTGACTCAGAAGACCATATGGCAGAAAGAGAACGACATTGGATTGAAATAACTAATGCACAATTATTAGATATGTACTATAATATCGGTGAAGGTGGTTATGGCGGTGATAATATTACGAATAATCCAAATCGCAATCAATTTATTCAAAAAATTAAAGAAAATAGAAAAACACACCCAACATGGGTACCGACCGAACAAACAAAACAGAACATGAGTACCGCCGCACAGGGTCGTTACACACTCGAATGGTTTCAGACGAAATATGGTAATGTAGAAGGAGAACGTCGGTATATAGAACGTAATCAGCGGTTATCCACCCGATATTTAGATGCAGACACAGAACGATGGTTAAATGAACTTACAGCAGATTCATTATTAGAGTTATTGAAAGAAAAATCACAAGATCAAATAAAACGAGAATACGGCATCACACATAAACGATTATATAAAAAATATCAAGAATTTTGGGGATGTAGTACATATACAGAAGTTAAAAAACGATTATTATAGTCATTCCTTTCTTGCTATTCGTATATTTATAATAAAAGATATCGATGGCAGTAGAAAGACATAAATATTCAATGCAATGTAGAATTCGTTATAACGGAAAACTCGTTGATGTGTTGGATCGAATTCGAGCAATTAGAATGGTGTTAATGGTGCATATAGAACAAGATTTAGGAGAAGGCGCGGAACTTGTTACAGTTAAAATAATGACTCCATATCCAGGAAAAAAATCTTTTGTTGCAATACGAAAATTATGTTTAGGAAAAATTGAAACTTTAAAAGAAATGCAATTAATAGAATCAAGCCTTATAAAATTATCATAACATGGCAGTATCCAATAAATCTAAAAAATCACCTAAAACACCAGTAAAATTTAACATATCATTATCAGATGAACAGAAACAGTCAAAAACTATTATATTAGAACATCCTTTTAATTTTGTATTAGGTAAAGCTGGATCTGGTAAAACATTATTAGCTGTGCAAATTGCATTAGATAGATTTTTTAAACGAGAAATTAATAAAATTATCATCACACGACCTACTATAGGTACAGAAGATAATGGCTTTTTACCCGGGTCTGAAAATGAAAAAATGGAGCCATGGTTAGTACCGATACGTAGTAATATGAGGAAAGTTTACAATAAACCCGAAATATTAGAAAAAATGGAAACGGAGGATCAAATTGAACTAGTTTCTTTAACACATTTTAGGGGACGCACATTTGACGATGCAGTTTGTATTATAGACGAATTTCAAAATTTAACTAAACAACAACTCAAAATGGTACTATCTAGACTAGGGAAACGAAGTACCATGATATTATGTGGTGACCAACAACAAATTGATTTAAAATTTCAAAATGATTCAGCAATTCATGAAGTACCAAAAATTCGAGATTCTAAATTTGTTTCGGAAATAATACTTAAAGACAATCATCGACATGAATCATTAGATGAAATATTAAGATTATTATCGCAGGGTTATTGATATTTATAAATAAAGAAGCAAATAATGGACTATAGTATAGATAAACCAATATGGCCTGGATCGTCATCATTTTCTCCCGGATCAACACCGTACGGATTTTTTGATAGCGATATAATATTTCAACAACACGCAGATCGGTTTGCTAATTTTGCTGCACAAAGTGTTGGGTATCCTACAATGGATGTTGAGCTTATAGATATTAATTTTTATACTGCATTTGAACAGGCAGTTATGGAATATTCTAACCAAGTTAATCAGATTAATATCGTTAATAATCTTGTTAGTACATTAGGTGTTCCGACTTCTTCTAATTATTTAAATAACGGATCATTAACAGATCAATTGGTAGGAACATCGTTACAATATATTACCAGATTATCAAAAACATATGGAACTGAAGCAGACTCAGGTGGTAATGTAAAATGGTATACTGCATCTATAGATGTACAAGATGGAAAACAAACATATAGTATACGCGAAGCAGTTGAAACTTCATTAGGTATTACAATGTCTAATACTAGTTCAATTGAAATAAAACGAGTATTACATACAGTACCGCCGGCTATTATTAGATATTTTGATCCATTTGTAGGAACGGGCTTAGGCTCACAACAACTTTTAGATGCATTTGATTTTGGTGGATTTTCTCCTTCTGTTAATTTCATGATGATGCCAATACATCAAGATTTATTAAGAATACAAACTATAGAATTCAATGATCGAATTCGTAAATCGCATTTTTCTTTTGAAGTACACGGAGATGATATAAAATTATATCCAGTACCCGGGACTCAAGGAACTCAAGCGACTCCTTATTTTGACAAAGTTTGGATTGAATTTTTATTCGAAGAAGAAAAAAGTAAAGACGCCCTCTTATTTGGTAATACTGCCCCAAATAACGGCGTTATAAGTGACGCATCTAATATCCCATATACATATCAAACATACAGTAACATTAATGATATGGGCCGTACGTGGATATTTAGATATGGGTCGGCATTGGTAAAAGAAATATTAGGAAACGTACGAGGTAAATATTCATCTATACCTATACCAAATTCAGAAGTACAATTAAATTCTGCAGAATTATTAAGTCAAGCTTCTGCAGAAAAAGAATCTTTAATCACACAACTTAGAGAATTTTTAGAAAAAATGACAAAACAGGCAATGTTAGAACGACAAAAATCAGAAAATGAATCGATATTTGAAGTATTAAGTAAAGTACCAGTTAAAATATATATTGGTTAATATAATTAGCGTCAAAATATGATAAAATGTAATTTACATAATAAATAATATAAACAAATTAATTTGATAAAATAATAGAATTTTAAAATGGCACTATTTGGTGGAAAACGAGATGCAAAATTTTTAGCTTCAATAAATGCAGAATTATTGAATGCAATCATTGACACTGAAATAGAATTTTATAAATTAAATATAGAACATAGTGATTCGAACTTATATGGGGAATCAGAAAAAAAATCATATTATGATTCTATATTAATTCCATGCTTAATTACCAAAAATGATAAAAATTCATCACAAGATGATTATGGTCATACATATACAAGAAATGCTCAATTTGCAATTTCTCGAGATACATTAGTACGAGCTAACATGTATCCCGAAGTTGGAGATATAATTTTTTGGGATAATGAATATTATGAATTAGACAATGTAGATGCAAATCAATATTTTGCAGGTAAAAATCCAGAAACATGGCCTAATGGCGATGATCATGGATACAGTGTTTCTGTATTAATTGATACACATGCAACAAGACAAATACCAGCTGGTATTAAAAATTTACGGTTTGGAAGTGATAGAAAACAATATACATATAGAGGACATTAATGCCGAGATATAACAAACAAAATATCGATCGTAAAACCAATAAACCATCACCTAAACGCACGGATAGTTTAAAAGGAGATCGTATACTTAATCGATCTGAACAAACACGCCGAGATGATGATGTAATACGCACTCCGAAACAAACGGTATATGATATTGATTATGCAATGAAATGGTTTATTGACAACGAAATACAACCACAAATTAAATTTCAACAAGAATTAATTAATGTACCAGTTATATTTGCAAATGGCGAAAAATGGGATAATGTGCAGCGATTGGGATATATACGGGACGAAAAAGGAATGCTTCAGTCCCCACTGGTTATGATTAAACGTAATAATGTACAAGAACGCGACAATCTTAAGGGACTTGCCACCAATTACCCACAATCTGGAAACAATATAATTTATAAATCTAAATACAATAAACGTAATCGATATACTGATTCGTTATTCCCGATGCCAGACACAACACCATCGGAATCAGAAAAAATATATCTAGTTGATATTCCTAAATTCGTAACAATTGAATATGAATTGTTAATGTGGTGTGATTTTACTACGCAACTTAATGATTTAGTAGACCAAATCTTACCATATAATAGATTTGCATGGGGAAATGAGGACAATAAATTTACGAGTATTTATGGGTCAATAAATTTTGAAACGGTGAACACAGTAGGAGAAGACCGTCTAGTCAGAGCATCGCTTCCAATTACAGTGCACGCTACATTATTAAGTGGTCAGGAATTTAGAAGAAATACACTTAAAAAAATGTATTCGATTAAAAAAGTTAAATTTGATACGGTAATTGATGTCGATTCTAATTTATTTGAAACTACACAAGTGCCAACATCTATACTTGCTGTATCGCAACAAATATTATCTGGTGGTACTGTTATAGCAAATAGCGGCGGCTCGTCGACATCTATTAACGCACCTACACTAAATTATCTAGTTAATTTAACTGATCAATATGCAACGGTAACAAATTTAACTACTGCTAATATAAATGCAGCTGCTGCAATTAATCCAACAACATCAGATGTTGCATCTAAAAATGAATTTGATGTATATATAAATGGACAATATATTGATAAAAATGTGTATACATGGACGCCGACAAATACATCTCTTCAAACTATAATATTTGATACTAATACATTAGGATATCAATTAGATTCTAATTTTATTATTGTTGTTAATGGAAGATGGCTATAATGAGTAGAATTTTTAATATAAAACAATTACCGACTGCTTCGTATGGAATTACTGGATCATTTACCGGATCATTTATTGGCGATGGAAGTAAATTAACAGATATACCTTCACCACCGCAAATAAATTTTAATTCAGTAACAGCTAGTGTACAAGATCCAAATTATACATTTTTATTATCGAGTGCTAGTATTGAATTATTTAAAATAAATTCATTGGGGTCAACAACGATACATTCTGATGCATCGGATATTTTTTTAATTAAAAATTTTGCTGGGGCTAATATATTAACTGTTAGTCAAAGTGGAATTATAACAGTTGCTACTAGTAGCAACAAATTATATGATCCTGCACCTAATGGAGGTATATACTTTACTTCATCATCATTTTTTGTTGGATTAAGTGATTAAAATAAAACATATATATATTTATAATAAAATAAAGAACAATTATGGCAGATTGGAAAAAGGTCATTGTCTCGGGTAGCAATGTATCACAATTAAATAATGACGCTGGATATATAACAGCTGGGACACTAACGATCCCAAATGGGTTTTCAACAGCATCATTCGATGGAACTAATTTACTAGCAGATTCACCTACCGGGAGTCTAAATTTTGCATCCGGATCAGGACAAGGTCTAACCATTACTGCAACCCCATTAAATGACACTTTAACCTTCGGATTATCAGCAATACCAAATACATCTTTAGATAAGTCAACAATCAGTGGGAAGTCGTTAGGAACTAACTTAGATAATTTAACTATAGGTAATGGTTTAGAATCATCGTTCCCGTATAATGGAGACGGCGCTAGAACAGTAACTGTAGGAGAAGGCACACATATTACAGTTAACACCAACGATGTAGCAGTAAACACAACCACTCTAACATCAGCAATTTCTGGGTCAATATTAAGCACAATATCCGGCGATGTTGTTGTGGATGTCAATGGTAATGCAACTATTCAAGAAGATAGTGTAGCATTGGGAACTGATACAACTGGTGATTATGTAGCAAACCTAGGTACAAGCACAGGCCTAACTATCGGATCGAATACCGGAGAAGGGTCTGAGCCGACAATTGAAGTCGATTATGGTTCAACAACAAATACTGCAGTAGAGGGCGATACAATTATTAGTATTGGTGGTACAACTAATGAAATTGAAATCACAGGCGCAACTGCTCAAGCATTAGGTGGAGCTCCTGAATACACGATTGGATTACCAAATGACGTAACAATAGGAAACGATTTAACGGTAACAAATGATTTAGTCGTATCAAACAATTTAACAGTACAAGGAACAGCTTCATTCCAAAACACAACTAATTTAGAAGTAGCCGATCGATTTGTATTATTTGCATCTGGTTCAAACACAACCGGAGATGGTGGTTTTGTTGTTCAACAAGCTACCCAAGATGTAGGTGAAGTATTCGGCTGGGACAACTCATCAGAGAGATGGGGAGTAGAAACAGCATTCACTGCAAACACATCTAACCTAGACCCAGATGCATTCATGGCAGCAGTAACAACTGATCTTAGCGCTAACCCTAATACATCTGGCCCGGCTGCTAGGTATGAAGCAGTAGGTAATATATATGTTTCTGCAGCCGATCAAAGTATTTGGATATATTCATAAAATATTAAAACATAGTTATGGGATTAAATATAGCAAATTTAATTGTAGGTAATAAACAGCAAGATACACCAAAACGTGCTTCTGACGCAGAACAACTTTCATCACATGAGATAGAAGTTTTACTTTCTTTAATAAAAAGATCATCTTTTCTTGGAGAAGACATAGAAAATTTATATAATTTAATTATAAAACTACAACAACAATATATAAATCAAACTAAATAACAAGTTATGAATTCATATAAATTAGAGAAATTAAGTGCAGAAGAAATCTCTGCTCTACGTCAATCATTAAACGTAATAGACATAAAAGGGTCTTCTGCCCAATTTATTGCTACTTTACAAATAAAGTTAGACAATAAAATATCTCAAATACAAAATGAACTTCGCCAAGAAGAAACAAAAAAACAATCTGGCATTAAAAAAATAGAACGATCAACTAAATCAAAATCTTAACATATTTATAATAAATTATAGGCCCGAAAGGGAAGTGGGCAACACACATTTGTTGTAACCAACCATAATATAAAAATATGCCCAATTGGAAAAAATTAATAGTATCCGGAAGTGATGCTACTTTAAACTCATTAAATGTTACCACCAGCTTAACAGGCTCATCAGCTACATTCTCAGGTAACGTAGGCATCGGAACAACTTCCCCAACACACAAACTCCATGTTGTTGACTCAGAACAATGTCCATCATTATTTGAATCTACAGTAGCTGGCGGAGGGATAGCATTAATGGATAGCACTACAACCGATGATTCCCAAGTAGGTATAGGAGCTTTTGGAGATAATCTATGCTTTAGGGCAGGAGGTTCAACAGCAGGAAACATGAGGTTATTAGCTAATGGCGATTTTGGTATAGGAACAACTTCTCCAACAAATAAACTCCATATTGACGAGGGTATTCTAAGAATTGAAAATGCTCCACCAAACTTATCTACCGTTAATAGCGTTAGAGAAAATGGAATACGATTAGATGCGGGGTCTGATTCTAGTTATGCAGAAATCAGACCATATAACGGTGGCAACAATACAGTGATAGGACTTAGCTTTTGGGCCTCCAATACCACCCCGACAGAAGTTGTAAGAATACAACCCGATGGAGATGTAGGTATTGGTAATTCAAATCCAGCTACAAAATTAGATGTTAATGGTGATGTTACTATAACTGATAAAATAATACATTCAGAAGATACAGATACTTTTATTAGATTTTCAAACAACGATGAAATAACTTTAGATGCTGGAGCTCAAAATCAGGTTAAAATCACATCTAGCGGTGGTGGAAGAGTTGAAATACAAAAACAGTTACATGCTGGTGATTATGAAAATATTGTTGGTACTGGGTATGATTTACATGATGGCGTATCATCGATAATTGATACTGATGAGTTTTCTGAAGAAACAACTAATTTATATGTGAGTGGTGATATATTATCGAATCAAACTGCAGGCGAACCCGGAATTTTAGCAAGTCATTTAGTTTATTTAGAAACTGATGGAAAGTGGTATACAGCATCTGCGACTTCTGTCGGAGAAGTGGATAGATTTTTAGGTATTGCATTAAATTCTGCAAGTTTAAATGATGCTTTAGATGTTTTAATTGATGGTATTATCAATTATAATACAAATGCAGCTCAACATGCACAGTTAACATCTGGAGCTGAGGCAGGCGCACCAATTTACGCCAGTACAACATCTGGGGTTGTAACTGAAACAGCGCCAAGTTCATCAGGAAATGTAGTTAAAGTTGTAGGACATAACATAAGCGGAAACGGAATATTAGATACTGCAGTAGTAAGATTCGAACCTGAGAATACTTGGATAGAATTATAAAAAAATAAATATGGAATATAAATGGACGATTTCAGCACTAGATTGTGTTGTATCAAAAGACGAATTAACCAATGTTGTAGAGACAATACATTGGAGGTATATGGGAATTAACGAAAATGGAGTTTCTTGTGAAAGATATGGGGCTTTACCTGTTGGTGAGCCAAATCCCGAAGAATTTGTTGATTATGAAAACTTAACTTTAGAGGTGGTATCCAATTGGCTTGAATCTTCCATGGATATGGAAATTTTACAACAAGAAATCAAGAATTGCATATCTTTAAAAGAAACCCCAACTCATATTAAATTACCATTACCTAAAAAAGATAAATCTAATGAATAATATATTATGAGTATATCGAAGATAAGTGGAGTTTTATGGGAAAATATTTCTAAATTAGCAAATACGTCTAGAGCAAATATTGCTAAAGTTGGCAGCAAAGATGTGCCTAATTCGATAACCTGTAAAGAAATAAATTTAGCTTATGGGAGAGATGGAGCTAGTGCGTGTGGTGGTAGACCTAAAACATATTACTTAGATGAATCTACAAAAACTGTTATGTCGAGAGGTACATTATATACAACCTGCGGTGATAGAATAGCACCAGTTGGTTTTTATTCAGATGGTAGAGAATATTGGAGATGGGACGGCAGAGATTTGACATTAGGTGGGATTTGTAGAAGAAGATAGTGTAATAAATGTTTCTTATATTTTTATGTAATTCTTTTAAAAATATAAAATAGGATTAAATATGCGTCAAAAAATAGATAGCATAAAATCGGATGTTCGAATTGCAATATAGAATAAGTATAAATAAATTTGGTTATTAGTTGTAGAATTATTATATTAATAATAAAAAATATGACAACTAGAAAACTAGACAAACAAGATTTAGAAGAATTAAAGACACTTCAGGAATCGTATCAACATGTTACAAGTAAAATTGCTAATTCTTCAATTGAAGAGTCACTATTATCAGACCAATTGAATATCGTAACAAATGAAAAAGAAATATATTTAGAAAAATTTAAAACTTTGCAGCAGAAAGAATCTAAATTAATTGAAACATTAAAAGATAAATATGGCGATGGTGAAATTAATATAGAACACGGTACGTTTAATCCGGCGGAAACTGTCAGTAACTGATAATCTATATTTATATATATATAGTATTCATTAAACTTTAAAATAAATAAAATCAATGGCAGAAAGAATTATAACGCCTGGTGTATATACCCGTGAAATAGACCAGTCATTTTTACCGCAAGCAATACAACAAATTGGTGCTGCTATAGTCGGGCCAACACAAAAAGGCCCAGCTTTAGTGCCTACTACAATCTCTTCATTTTCTGAATTCGAACAAACATTTGGAACATTTACAGATGATTCATATGTTCCGTTTGTAGTTCAAGATTATTTACGTGGTGGAGCACCTGCAATCACCGTAACCCGACTATTATATGAAGATGGATACGAGTTAGAAAATGGAGCAATTGCAATTACAGCAACCTCCGCGTCAACTACAATCGTAACCCATTTACTTCATCCTACTCAACCAGTTAACAATGCAGCTGATTTATTATCAGAATCTACATTGTCAGATGACATATCTGGATCATTTGCTATCTCATTATCGGGGTCATATACTGAAAATTTAAACACAGACGTACCAGGGTTTTCCGGGGCATTTGATTTATATCCAACAACTAATATACCAATATCTGCATCAATTGTATCTGGCGATAATACATATTTAAGTAAAATTTTCGGAAATACACCAAAATCGAATAATTATCCAGTATATGTACAATATGAAAATGAAAATGCAATTTCACTATTTAATAACCTAGGAGACGTAACAATTTCGGCTGAAGTGTTGACATCATATGATTTTTTATCTGATTATTCGACTGCAGCAACGCCTTGGGTAACATCACAACAAATTGGAACAAATGTAGCTAATTTATTTAAATTTCATACATTATCACAAGGCACATCTGTTAATTATGAAACTAAAATTGCAATACGTAATATAAAATTAGCAACGGAAGTAGCAGATCCAAACGGATATGGGACGTTTACAGTAGACGTAAGACGTGTTAATACAAGCAATATACCGCCAGAATATAAATCTGTATATAATAGCAGTGACACTGACAATAATCCAGAAATTATTGAAACATTTCAAAATGTAAATTTAGATCCAGACTCTCCTAGATATATTTCTCGTGTAATTGGCGATCGCTTTCTGACATTGAGTACATCGGGTGATATTCTTCTCAATGGAGATTATGAAAATAATTCTAAATATATCCGAGTAGAAGTAACATCTGCAGTTACAAATAAAAGTATTGATAAAACGTTGATACCATTTGGGTTTAGATCGTTATTATCTCCGATACCAAACACATCTGCTGGCGATAATTTATCAGCAGTTACATATAATACATCGCAAACTATAGGAGGATCATTTAATTCAAATAATACTCATGGATTTAATTTTATAAATACACCAAACTTAGCATATCTAGCACCAATACCAACATCTGGATCGACAGTTGGAAATAATACGGATTTCTATCTAGGCAATGTATCACAAAGCAGTGATGTTGGGTTTCCGAATATCGCAAATCCATATAGTGGATCATTACAAGCTGCGTTGACAGCTGGAACATTTACTAGTACCGTTGCAAACAGCACTCGTAATTTTATAATGCCAATGCAAGGAGGATTTGATGGAGCTCGTCCAAATTTACCAAAATTTAGTGGAGGTAATATTAGGAGCACCAATACTTTTGGATTTGATTGTAGTGGTCCATCATCAACCGGTACCGTATCATATAAAAAAGCATTTAATTTGCTTAGTAATACCGATTTCTATGATATAAATATGTTGTTGACACCCGGTATCATACATAATTTACATGTAAATACAAGCAATGCAGCTCGCCAATTGGCTGAACAACGAGAAGATACATTTTATATTTTCGATTTAGTTTCATTAGAAGATAATATATCAACTGCAATATCAGAAGCAAATAATATTGACTCTAGCTACGCAGCATCATATTATCCATGGGTTAAAATTCAAGATCCTAGAAACGGCCGGCCGACATGGGTACCACCATCAGTAGTCATGCCTGGTGTAATTGCATTTAATGACTCGGCTGCAGCTCCATGGTATGCCCCTGCAGGCTTGAATAGAGGCGGATTAACGTCGGTTCAACAAACATATAGGAATTTGAACCCATCTCAAAAAGGAGAGCTGTATGAAGCACGTATTAACCCGATAGCAAACTTTCCTAATTTAGGCGTTGCTGTGTGGGGTCAAAAAACATTACAAGCAAGACCTAGTGCATTAGACCGTGTCAATGTTAGACGATTGCTTATAGCAGTTAAAAAGTTTATCGCTTCTTCTACTCAATTTTTAGTATTCGAACAAAATACAGATGCGACTAGAAATAGATTTTTAAATATCGTTAATCCATATTTAGAACAAGTTAAAAATGAACAAGGTTTATTCGCATTCCGTGTGAAAATGGACGCAGAAAATAATACTCCAGATTTAATAGATCAAAATATTTTATATGGACAAATATTTTTACAACCTACAAGAACAGCTGAGTTTATTATATTGGACTTCAACATTCAACCAACAGGAGCGAGCTTCCCCGGAAATTAATAATAAAAAAAATAAACAAGGCAGGGTTTCAGCTCTGCCTTTTTTTCTGTCCTGTATATTTATATAAAAAGAAGAAATAAATATGGCTTTACAACAAATTTTACCAGGCATTGACCAGACTGACTTATATGGAAATGCATTTCGATGGGAACCAAAATATCAAAATCGGTTTATTATGTATATTAATGATATTCCGTCATATTTAATTAAAGCAGCAGGACGACCTAGTTTAACAAATGGAGAAATTGTAACAGACCACATCAACGTTGACCGAAAATTAAAAGGAAAAACAAGATGGCAAGATGTTAATATTACACTATATGATCCAATTGTGCCATCTGGAGCTGAAGCAGTAATGCAGTGGGTTCGATTACATCATGAATCATTAACTGGTCGAAACGGTTATTCCACAGATTATAAAAAAGATATTGATTTCTATAGTTTATCTCCAACCGGAGAAAAGATTGAATATTGGAAATTAGTCGGGGCTTTTATTGGAGATGCTAACTTTAATGAAATGGATTGGAGTCAAGAGCAAGCAGTTGAAATTTCTTTAACTCTTAAATATGATT